ACTTCGCGGGCTCGGACTTCATCGACGCCTACAAGGCCGAGATGCGCGCCAATGGCTACTACACGCAGACGGGTTGGGGCAACAAGAAGCCAGACGGTTCCATGCAGGATCCGTCGCACGCGGGCGTTGACCTCGAGTGGGATCCGACGATGGATGATCTCAGCCGTAGCAAGTTCTGCTATGCGCTCGACACCGGCAAGCGCGGCCTGCGCCTGATGTACATGGACGGGCAGAAGTACAAGAAGCACAACCCGGCCCGTCCGTACGACCGCATGGTCATGTACAACGGCATCTCGATGACTGGCGTCATGGTCGCCCGGCAGCTCAACACTTCGGGCGTCTACGAGATCAACTGATCCGAGGGGCGGGGCCTTAGCGCCCCGCCCCTTTCAGTCAACCCATTCATCGGAGAACTCCAATGTCATCTTACGGAACAGTCACGCACACCCTCGTTTCGGCCGTGGTCGACGACGGCACCGTTGCAATCGCGTATCCGACCGGCCAGTCGGCTGCCACTCTCGCGGGCGCTACCGGCGGCGATCTCACGGTCAATGACGGCGCTTACGGCCGTTGGGAGCAGGCAGACCCCGGCTTCTCGGCGACCTACGGCGCGAGCACGATCACGATCACCAACCTGTCGGGCCTGACGTGGCCGGCCGGCGCAACGATCGTCGTGTCTTTCGGCGACACGCCGGCCAACGGCTCCTACAACCTGGGCCTTGGATCGACCAAGGAGAGCGCCAGGTCCGGATACCCGGCATCGCAGGAACTGACCGTCTCGGGCGCAGTCAACGCCGGCGTTGAGTGTCTTCGCCTCAACCACGGGTCCACCATCATTGCCGCAACGATGGTCGCAACGGCGCACCCGGGCTTCTTCGCCGTCGTCGACATGGCCGGGACGCAGTCGAACACCGTCACTCTGACGGGCGGAACTTGGGACGGGACCAATACTATCGCGACCCTCAACGCAGCGGCCGAAGCATTGCTCGTCTTCTTCGACGAGAACGGCCGCGGCACGATCATCAGCAACGTCGGCGCGGTCGCGCTCTCGTAAGCCTGAACGGCGGGGCTTCGGCCCCGCCACCCCTTTCGCAACATCGGAGACGACCTAATGCAAATCGCAAATGTCATGGTTGCACTTGGCGGCGACACCGGGACGACTGTTCCGAAATACGGGATCACCGTTTCAGAGATCGAAGTCTTGCGCGCCATTCACGGCAACGCCGCCGTGCAGGAAATCGAGCCGCTTGGCGATATCGAACGCAGCGACCGCGAAGAAATCTCCCGCCTGCGTGAGATTTACGGTCGGGCCACGATGGACGGCCCGAACGGCAAGATCGGCATCGTGTCGCACCTGTTCCCCGGAGCAGCAGCGCCGGCCTTCAAATCGTTCGACCAGCTCGAAATCGACCAGTCGTTCTTCAAGGCCGAAAAGCGCATGGTCGCCCCTGCGGCCCCGAAGAAGTCTTCGAAGAAGGCCGCACCTGCGCCCGAGCCGGAGACCGCCTCTGGAACTGAAGGCGGCGCCGACTCTCAGACGCTGTTCGAGTAGACCGGCCAGATGGCGCGCGGCACAACTCTCGTCAAGTTGCTTGACAAGCTGCGCGTCGCGGCTCGCCTCTCGTTGAATCCCGCGCACAACGCGCAGAACCGATCCAGCCAGGTAACGGCGCTGCAGGTCGAGCAGGAGCGCCTGTGGGGCGACTTCGACTGGCCGCATCTGCGTATCTATCCGCAGAGCGCGCTGGCTGCTGGACAACGCTACATCGAGACGCCGGAGAACATGCCTGTCGACCGCATCGAGCGGATCGAAGTCTTCACCGACGGTGAATGGATCAAGCTGACGCCGGGCATCGACGGATGCCACCTGAGCACGCACAACAGCGACCTCGACGAGCGGTCATGGCCGCCCCGCCGATGGATGCTGAACGAAGACGAGGACGTCGAGTTGTGGCCGATACCGGACCGCAACGGCGACGCCACGACGCGCGAAGGGTACGTCCGTTTCACAGGCATCCGCAACCTCAACCCTCTCGTTGACGACGGCGACCGCGCCGATATCGACGACGATATTCTCGTCGGCTACGTCGCCGCACAGATGCTTGCCGCAAGCGGCGCCAAGGACGCGAAGCTGAAACTGGACGCGGCACAGGTGCGTGACGCCAAGCTGCGCGGACGCCTGACGCCGCGCCGCCGCTTCCAGATGTACGGCACTGGCGAGATTGCGCCGGACAACAGGATCCGCATCACGCAATACCGCCCTGCAGGTTCGTAATGGGCCACATTTGGGTCAGAGAGTTCACCGGCGGCCTTGACGCCCGGCGCATGCCGGAGACGACGCCCGGCGGCGTGCTGATCCAGGCCGATGACGGCCACATCACCCGTGGCGGCGAGTTCGAAAAACGCGCTGCTTTCGTAGAGGCGTACACCCTGCCGGCCGGAACGGTCGGCCTCGCTTACACGCGCACCGGCATCGTCGTGTTCGGCTCCGGCACGGAACCCACCATGCCATCCGGCGTAACCTATCAACGCCTGCAGCACCCGGGCGCGTCCGATCTGGTAAGCGTTCCGTCTTTCGATCTCTACAAGGGCAAGATTTACGCGGTCGGCGTCTTCGCCGACGGCAGCCGCCACCATTTCTACGACGGCGAGCGCGTCGAGGACTGGTTCGATGGCCGCGCCCGGGCGACGTTTCAGGTTACGGGCGGCGGCTTCACGCCGGCGGTCCCGGCGACGGGCTCCTTCGAAATAACAGGCGGCACGGTCGGCGGCGGCAATCAGGTGACGTCCGTCACGGTCAACGGCGTCACGGTGACGTCGAGCGCCGTGGCGTTTACGACGGACGCTGACACGACAGCGGAGGCGGTCGCGGCCAACATCGCGGCCAACACATCGACTCCCGATTACACGGCTTATGCGCTCGGCGCTGCCGTCTACATAACGGCCGTCACCGGCGGCACGGGGTCGAACACGTTCGTCGTCGCGGCGACGGGCGGCGGTGACGTGACGATCGGCAGCGAGACGGCACTGGCCGACGGCGCCGACGCGGTAACGTCCACGCTGGACAGCATTACGGTTAACGGCGTCGACATCATCTTCGCGCCGGTCGAATGGGCGGACAGCAACGACGACACGGCGCAGGCCATAGCCGATGTCATCAACGGGACGTCGACGAGCCCCGAATACGATGCTATCGCCGTCGACGACACGGTCGTCATCCTGGCCGCCGCACAGGGCGAAATCGAGAACGGCAATGTCGTTGTCGTCGGGGTCAGCGGCGGTTTCGCCGTCACGCCGTCGTCCGGCATCGCCATGGCGGGTGGCGCCGAAGAGGCAGACACGTATGACCCCGGAACGCTGGCCCGCACGATCGGGTCCAAGATGTATTCACTCAGCGGCCCCGTGATGCACTTTTCCGGCATCCAGGCTCCGACCGGCTGGACGACAGACAATGTCGGCGCCGGCTTCATCGACATGTCAAGCCAGGCGTCGGGGTCCGAGCAGCTAACCGCGCTGGCGAAGTACCAGAACAGCGTCGCGGTCTTCGCCGAGACGGCCGTGCAAATATGGTACGTCGACCCCGATCCTGCGCTGAACCGTCAGACGCAGGTTCTGAACAACACGGGCACGGCCAGCCCGCGTTCCGTGACGCAGTTCGGCGACAACGACATTTTCTATCTCGACGAAAGCGGCCTGCGCTCGCTGCGCGCCCGTGATTCGTCGAACGCAGCGTCCACGACCGACATCGGCGTGCCCGTCGACGAGATCATAACGCCGATCGTGGCGGAACTCAGCATCGAAGGACGCCAGCAGATATTCGGCCTCATCGAGCCCCAGGAGGGCCGGTTCTGGCTTATCATCGGATCTAAAATCTTCGTCTTCTCGTTTTTCAGCGGAGCCAAGGTCAGCGCGTGGTCAAAATACAACACGACGGATTCGGCTGGCGAAACCTTCGAAGTCGACGAAGCTGTCGTCTATGGGCGGCGTGTGCATCTGCGCTCCGGCGATACGATATACGTCTATGGCGGGCTCGGAAGCACGCCCACCTACGACGCGACCGAGGCGGTGGCGCAGATACCCTATCTCGACGGTGAGAAGCCGTGGCAGGACAAGCAACTGACCGGCATCGACGTCGCGGCCAAGGGCACGTGGAAAATATACACCGCCATGAACCCGAACAACCTTGAGGCGCAGGACAGCATCGCCGTCGTCGCGGATACGATCGCCGACACGACGTTCAACGGGAATCGCATCCCGGCTCAGGGCAAGTCGACGCATTTCAGCCTGATCTTGAAGTCGCAGAACGACGACTACGCCAAGCTCGGGTCGCTGGTCCTTCACTACGAAGCAGACGAGGATACGAAATGAGGGTCGTCGACCCGACCCCCGAAGACGTGCGCCGCGTCGCCGAGAATATGCGGGAGATGGACCTGACCGAGTTCATGGCCGTGTCCTTCTGCGAGACGAAGGCCGAACTGGTCGAGAACCTGGTCGAGCGGTACGCCGTCGCATCGCACGGCTTCTGCTTCCGGAAAGACAACGACACGCCGGTAGGAATCGGCGCGATGTTCTGCCAGCGCCCAAACGTCATCACTATGGGGTTCTTCGCGACCGACGATTTCGCTGAACTGGCGCCCGCGATAGCCCGCTTCGTGCTGCGCACGCTGTTCCCCGAATACCGGGCCGCCGGCGTCCACCGCATCGAATGCACGTCAATCGAAGGCTATGCGGCCACGCATCGCTGGCTGGAACTTCTCGGCCTCAAACGCGAGGGCCGGTTTGAAGGCTTTGGCCGCAACGGCGAAGCCTTTCATCAATTCGCGTGGGTGGCCTGATGTTCGTCCGTCTCGGCATGGACTACGACATTGACGACTTCGTCAGGATGGCCGTCGCCAACCTGGAAGAGACGATGCCCGGCGAACCGTACAGCCGCGCTCGTCTCGCCGAGACATATTGGCGCTATCTGAATCATGCGCAGCCGACGATCTGGTTCGTCGAAAAGCGCCGCGAACTGGTCGGTTTCCTTATGTCCTATATGTTCGGTTTCGACTACCGGGATGGACATTACACGACCCAACGGGTAATATACGTAACGCCGGATAACCGCGGAACTCGGGCAGCCGTTCTTCTCGCTAAAGAGCTTGTGCGCTGGAGCACCCAAACGGGCGCAGCCAAGATCGAAGGCGGCAACGACAACAGCTTCAAATCTGAACGTACAGCACGCTTTCTTGAGCATTTTGGCTTCGAGCAGGTCGGCTATCAGATGAGGAAGCGTCTCGAAGAGCGCGGGTGATGGGCGGCAAGAACGACGGAGCTGACGAAGCCAGAAAGGCGCGAGAGGCCGAGGAAGCTCGGCAGAAGCGCATCCGCAAAGGCACGCAGCGCATCAACACCATTTTCGACGGCACGACTAAGGGCGCAGGCGCGATCGGCGCGGACGCGCAGTTCGATCCTAACGGCGCCTATTACAACAAAGACGGCACACGCTGGACGCCCACGACCAGCGACCCCGGCTCGCT